ATTGGGGAGGGAAGAGAAGTGAGAGTGAACGACCGATAGTGATCGACGCAAAAATAGAAGAAGCCCCCCCGCCTGAGCGGGAGGGCTTCGACCTTGCTGGGGCTAGGAGATTGTCAGAGTCTCGATCAGTCCTAGCATGCCGTCTAGTAGGTACTGGCGTTCTTCGCCTGTCATGGTGTTCTTGTGAGGGAAGACTTTAGACTCGAAATCTAGCCAGACATTGATAAGGCTACCTTGTGGAATTTCCACAACATCGCCCGCCTCTTCTGCCTCTTCTGCCTCTTCGCTTTCGCTAGGTGCTGGCGCTGCCTCTGGCTTAAGTTCGGCAACAACTTTCTTGGCAGTCTGTCGCGTGAACTGACCTTTGAGCTTGCCTTTAGCGGAAGCGTTAGGAACAACGTGATCGTGCACCATGTCAGCCAGATCCATATCGACAGCAATGGCCGCCTTGGACATTGCGCCCCAGTGGTCAAGGAAATCGGCACGGGCTAGATCGATCTCGACCCCGACATGATCAAATATTGGCTTAACGATCTGGCGGCGCTCAATGTTCTTAACGATTCGGCCGAGCTTGGTGCGCCCGTTCGATTCCATCATGGCAGTTAAGAACAAGTAATCGTTAGAGGCCTTGTTAAGAGTCTGTGCGTACTCTCCAACCATCTTGAAGACACGAGACTTGATGGCGTCAAGGCTCACGCCCTCGGCAAGCTGAGCAGTCACCGACGGTTCAAGAGTAAGCATCAGAGCAGTCTCAGAATTTGCATCCTCTACTGAGCTTTTAGCAAACTTCAGAATTGCGTCGGCTTCCGCTTTGGTTAGTGTTGTGGTCATTGGGTTTCTCCCCGTTTCGGAGGCTGCCCCTGTGGCTGCCCCTCTGAAATAAAATATAGCACACTAAATATTCACCCCGCAAGTTTAATTATGGGTTTATTTGTGGAATTTCCACACGACCGAACACACGTTCGATTCACTGTCTTTTATGGTGACCTTCGGTCACTGTCATTCACTGTCGCCGTTAACCCCGCCGCCCATACCGACACAAGCAGACCACACATCTGATGTAAGGCCCGCCGACCTGTCCGCATTCACCTACCCAAACAGCAGATGCAAACACCCCTTAACGTCTCATGTTAAGCCAACCTAACACAGAAAGGAAGGCAAACCTAACAGAAAAAGGGAGGTAACCCTAACACTATCACGCCCCCCACCCCTAGGGGGGGTACCCCCTCGCCTACTGCACTATGTATAGATATCAATTTGGAGTGAGGAGTAGTTTTTTATTCTGGCCTTCGGCCTGTAATCTACTACTGTGGTTTGCAGTTAAAGGTTACAATGTGTTACTGTAGGGGAGGCGGCGGGGGGAGGAAACGCTTAGGGCGTTTCCTCCCCCCGCCGTTTCTACTATATAGTTGAGGGTGTCCCAAATGGGACATTTCGTTTGTATTTGTAGGAGGACTGTTATGAAGTGGCAAACTGATCCTGAGTCAGGACAACAGATGATGCCTTCGGATTGGTCTGAGTTTTTAGATTGGTTGTTATCGGATGATCGGGAGCCTCGGACTCAGAAGGAGTGGGCTTTGGATCGTGGGGTTAATGATCGGACGTTGAGGCGTTGGAAATCTGATCCTCGTTTTGTCCGTGAGTGGGACCGCAGGGCGGCAGAATTGAATGTTCACCCTGAGCGAACGCAGTCTGTTGTTGATGCTTTGTATAAGCAGGCTGCTCAGGGGGATGTGAAGGCTGCTACTTTGTATTTGCAGTATATAGATAAGTTTACACCTAAGCGTCGTGTGCTCGTTGAGGACGAGCGTGAGGCTTCTGGTTTGTCTGATGCTGAGTTGGCTGCTGAGTTGGAAGATCTTGTTGGTGAGTTAAGGAGCGAAGATGCCTAAGGTTGGCGGTAAAAGTTATTCTTATTCAGCTAAGGGGCGTGCTGCTGCTAAGCGTGCTTCTAAGAAGAGTGGTAAGCCAGTTAAACGTGCTCGCCGCAAATGAGTGATCGTCAAGAGTTACATGATGACGGGATGTGGATGCAGTTAGAGGCTATGGGGGAGCGTCCTGATTTGTTAACTGACCCGTTTTTGGACGATGAGCCTATTGAGTGTTCGGTAGATGGTTATGAAGTTTGTGAAAGCTGTCAGTAATGGCTTCGCCTAGGGTTAAGAATCCTAAGAAGTCTGCTAAGTATTATCGTTCTAATCCTGAGGCTAGGCGTAAGAAGTCTGCTTATGATACGAAGTTCGGCAAACAGCCTGCTCAGAGGAAGAAACGTTCTGAGTTGGGGACTGCACGCCGCCGTGCGAAGGCTCGGGGCGTAAATTTAGCTGGTAAAGATATGTCTCATGGTAAAGACGGAAGTTTGAGGCCTGAGAAAACAAGTAAGAATAGAGCTAGACAAGGGGCGGGAGGTAGGGCCCGTCTTAGATAGGGGGGTTATGTCAATAGAAGATGTCGCTGAACGAACTGATGTTTGGGCCGAAGCCCTTAAAAAGATCATTAAAGCTGTTACGGCTGCTGCTGTGGCTATTATTGCTGCTGTTTCTGGTCTTATGATGATGTGGCCTAGTAACGATGAGCCTGCACCTACGGTGCGTACTGATTTGGTTCCTGGTTATGGGCCGCAATGTTCTCAGTTGTATAATACGATTGAGCATACTTGGACAGAAGCGCAGTGGTCTGTTTGGGAGCAATTACGGAAAGATTTGAATTGTTAAATGGCTAAAAAACCTGACCCTCGGTTAAAGCGTGCTGGTGTTTCTGGGTACAATAAGCCTAAGCGAACACCTAATCATCCTACTAAGTCGCATGTTGTTGTGGCTAAAGGGAAGGGTTGTGAGAACGGGAAGACTATTCGTTTTGGTCAGCAGGGTGTGTCTGGGGCTGGTAAGAACCCTAAGACAGCTAAAGAGAAAGCTCGTCGAAAGTCTTTTAAGGCTCGTCACGCAAAGAACATTGCCAGAGGCAAGTGTTCTGCTGCGTATTGGGCTGACAAGACTAAGTGGTAGTTATTTGAGTGGAGCGCCGTTGTACCAGACAACGGCTGCTCTGCGTTGACCTGAAGTTACAGAGGTTACACGATGTTCCATGAAACTGGGGAACACAACCATCGATCCTCGGGGGGCTTCGTTAAAGATGTGAAGTTGGTCGTAGCATCTGAGTTGAAGTTCGCCTCCTTCGTAATCTTCAGGGTTTGATAAGTTTATGGTTGCGGATAGTTTCCGTACGGTTCCTTGAAGTTGCGGGTTTGAGGTAACGTTTAATGGAGTGGGATTCGGTGCTAAAGGGACGAGTGTACGGGCAGCATATTGGTCTTGGTTCCCGTCGATATGCCACTCGTACTGCCCATCTTCGAGGTAGCGAGTATATTGTACGGCTTCTGGTATTTGTAGATCGTATTGCCAGCCTGCTTGCTTGTTTGCTTGACGCATCCAAGCACATATCATGTCGCTTATGGCATCGTCATAGATCCAAGATATTTGTGATGTACGATGGTCTTGTTCGCCACCGAAATGGATTCCTTCGATTTGTTGGGTTGAGGCTGCGGCATGGTCGATTTGATCGCATTGCTGTTGGGTTAAGGCCTCTGGAATCCACCAGTAATGATTGGTAAGCACAATGTCCAGAATAGCAGAGTTACGTCAAGAAGCCGAATGGAGAAAGTGCGCTAGAGATGAATCATATTTTTTACAGAACTATTGGCACATTGCTCACCCTGCTCACGGGCGTATTCTTTTTGGGTTACGTCAGGCTCAGGCGGAAGCTATCCAACACTGGGCCGCTAATAGATATTCGCTTACGTTAAAAGCGCGACAGATTGGGTGGAGCACGCTAGTAGCTGCCCACCAGTTCTGGCTGGCGTTTTTTCATTCAGACCAGAACATTATTGATCTCTCTCGAACTGAGAGGGAATCCGTATTGTTACTTCGGAAGAGTAAGTACGGGTACCAACACTTACCGAAATGGATGGTAGAACGTGGACCTAAGTCCTTGGTGGAGCACCAACAGCGAATGGGTTTCGATAACGGATCGCAGATTACATCGATGCCGTCGGCGTCAGACCCTGCCCGTGGTGAATCGGCCACACTTATTGTCGTTGACGAATGGGCCTTTCTCCCCAATCCTGAAGAGGCCTGGGCGAGTATTGAACCTGTGGCGGACGTGGGAGGGCGGATCATTGGCTTAAGTACTGCTAATGGTTCAGGAAACTTCTATCATCAGTTGTGGGTTGGGGCTACTACGGGGTCAAACAAGTTTGAGCCCATGTTTTATCCTTGGTCTGCGACTGAAGATAGAGGGGACTCTTGGTATCAAGAGAAGATTGAGTCAATGCTGCCTTGGCAGCTTGCTCAGGAGTATCCAACTACACCAGAAGAAGCGTTTGTAAAGTCAGGTAATCCTGTATTCGATCTGGATATTTTGGAAGCAATGGAACGTAACGTGATTCGTGGGCAAGTTGGATACATGCGACTTAATGGTCGTTCAGCAGAATTTAGGCCTTCGTCGTGAGTGTCGAAGTTTGGCGACCACCAGAAAGCATGTCTGCTTACGTTATGGGAGTAGACACTGCTGAAGGTCTTGGTCATGGCGACTACTCTGTAATCCAAGTATTAGATATAGGCAGCGGAGAACAAGTCGCAATTTGGCATGGGCACATAGCGCCAGATTTGTTAGCTGAAGAAGTTATGGCATTAGGTCTGTGGTACAGAAACGCTTTGTGTTGCGTAGAATCAAACAACCACGGACTTACAACAATCACAGAGTTACGTCACCTTGGTTACCCAAACCTTTTTAGGCGTAGACAACTAAACAACGTGAACAATAGAATTAGTCAAGAATACGGTTGGAAGACAACGAGAACTTCTAAACCTTTAATGATTGACGATCTAAGTTCCGCATTGCGAAACGAAGAGCTTGTTATCAGAGATAAACACACATTGGCAGAGTTACGAACGTTTGTTCGTAACGATAGGGGCACAATGTCAGGATCTCCTTACGATGACAGAGTTATGGCTCTTGCTTTAGCTAATCAAATGCGTAAATTTGCGTATGAACCCGAATATGCCCCAGAAGTTGACGATTATTGGACCGTTGACTGGTTTGCTAGGCTAATTCCTGGTCAATATGACGAAGATCCGCTTACAATAGGCTTGAATACTATTCGTGGGACACATTAACCTACCTAGTAGGAGCATGTTCCACAGGAAGGGCTGTAATGGCTAAATTTGTTTCCCACACCAATGGTACTGAAACTATTGATGGGGCGAAAGGGAAAAACGGTACGATGGAGCGGGGTGGCAGTGTATCTGCTAACCCAATCTGGACACCTGGTGGCCCTCAATCACCTAAACAACGTATGGACGCAGGCAAATATGCGAACCAAACAGGTGGTAATGGTACCCCAGCAGTACGAGAAACCCCCAAAAACCAGCATGGTACCTCAGGATCGGTAGAGCACGTAGCTCATCAGCCGAACCTTCGCGGCTCAGACGCTGGTTAAATCATGGCTGTCCTCCCAGATGGGGCCAGCTTTCAAGAGTTTGCTGAATACGTTCTCGCACGTCGAGATGTTCCCTTATCGGAACTCAGAGAACTTTATGAACGTAGGCTTCGCCTAAAGTCGATTACCATATCGACTGGACAAGGCTTCCAGTCAACGTTGCCCCAAGATGAAAAGGGGCTTACTAAGCGTGAACGAGAAGCTAAAGTTTTTGCTGAAGCTAAGTCCCAAGGTCGCAACATTGAGAAGCTCTCAGAGAAAGCTCAATTCTAATGCCAAAAAAGTCTCGTCAAGAAAAACTTATTGATTACATAGACAAAGTAGATAAGTGTGAAAACTGGCGAGATCAAGAAAGCTTTGAGCGGACTTGGCGCAGACTAATTGACCTTTACAGAGGTAAGCATTGGCCGTCTACAACGTCTGCCAAACAAGACCTCATTGCTGTAAACTTAGCTTTTTCAACAGTTAACGTTATAGCCCCAAGCGTTGCAGTTAACTATCCAAAGATAGTTGTACAAGCAACAGACCCAGAAGACAAAGCTCGTGCAGCAATAGTCGAAGGTGTCGCCAACTACATGTGGCGTCACCACGACTTCAGAACTCCCTTCCGTTCTGCTGTTAAAGACTTTCTCGTTATAGGTCACGGTTGGCTTAAAGTCGGCTGGAAATTTGTTGAACAAGAACAAGGGCTCACAGACGAACAACGAGAAGAAATGATCGGCTCAGCAATGCTAGAAGCCGATACTTTCGCAGTTGAAAACCCTGAAATGGCGGCAGATCTTCCTACAGACGACGACATTATCGCCAGTATCCCTGAATCAGCTATGACAATTGTTGAAGATCAGCCATTCGTTGAAAGGGTTTCACCTTTCGATGTTTTTGTTGACCCAGCAGCAACCTGCATGGCAGATGCCAAATGGATAGCTCAACGAATAATACGTCCAGTAGAAGAAGCACAAAAAGACAAACGATATAAGCCATCAGTACGGAAACGTCTTTCAAGTTCTGTAATAGACACAGAATCTCCTGAGTACTACGAAGACAAAGGAGAATTCTTAGGCGATCAAGTTGTAATCTGGGAGTTTTACGACATTCCCGAGAACACAGTTGGTATTTACGCCGAAGGCGCAGACGAATTTCTTGTAGACCCTGTTCCTATGCCATACGCATATGGACAGCCTTTTGTAATGGTACGGAACTATGACGTTCCTGATCACTTCTATCCGATTGGAGATTTAGAGTCCATCGAATCCCTCCAACTGGAACTAGACAAAACTCGTAGCCAGTTGATGAACGATAGAAAGCGTTATGCGCGCAAATATCTTTATCACGAACGCTCATTCGGACCTGAAGGTCGCGAAGCCCTTGAATCTGATGAGGACGGTAGGCTCGTCCCCGTGGTGGACGAAAACAAACCTCTCCAAGAGGTTGTTGTACCGATGCCTCAAATCCCCTTAAGTCCAGAAATATATAATTATTCGTCAATTATAGAAGAAGATATAAATACAGTTTCAGGCATCTCGGAGTATGCGCGTGGCGCAATGCCCGAGATTCGTCGAACTGCAACTGAAGCCAGCATTATTGCTGATGCTCAGAATGCTCGTGCGGCAGACAAACTTGCAATAGTTGAAATAGCTATCTCTGATGTTGCTCGCCATGTTATCCAGTTAATGCAACAGTTTATGACTGGAGAGCATGTAGCCAGAATTACAGCAAGAGGTGGCGAAGACACATTCTTTGAATTTGATCGAGAAATGATTGCTGGAGAATACGACTTTTCCGTGCAAGCAGGCTCTACGCAACCAATGAATGACACAATACGGAAACAACAAGCAGTTTCATTGATGAATGCTGTTGCTCCGCTTGTCGGGGAAGTTATTGACCCGCAAGCGCTTGCTGTTCATGTTCTTGAACAAGGATTTGGTATTAAAGATCCAGAGAAGTTTCTTGTTCAGGCTCCTGGCCCAGAAGTAGCCGCAGAAGAGGGTCAAGTTCCTTCTGAAGGCCCTGTGCCAGGTGGGATGCCGCCAGTACCGCCTGTATCCCCTAGTATGGGGGCGGAAGGGGCATTTGCCCCCACTGGTGGTGTTCCACCAGAGTTACTTTTACAGCTTCAAAACCAAATGGGCATGGAGCTTCCCTCGCTGTAGTGGGACAGTATGCTACTCTTAGTAGGAGCAACTTTACTGACTCCTAGGAGGGGCTAGTGCCCGAAGAAACAGAAGCAGAACTGGAATCCGAATATTATGAGGACAATCCAGCAGCTTTAGACGAAGTTCCAGAGGAACCTGGTGATACTTACTTAGTCAAGATTGACGGTGAAGAATCAGAGGTTACCCTTAAAGAACTTCAAGATGGATACCAGCGTCAAGCGGATTATACCCGTAAAACGCAGGAATTATCGGCTGAACGTGACCGTTTGCGTCAAGCTGAGTCAATTGTTTCCGCTTTGGAGTCAGATCCAAAGGGGACTTTAGAAGCTTTACAACGATCATTTGGTGTTGATGTTTCTAGTATTCAGGAAACTGAAGACTGGGAAGATCTTGATCCAACTGAACAAAAGTTAAGAGAGCTTGAAAGAAAAATTGAGCAGCAAGAGCAGGCACAACGTCAGCAAACCGTTGAACGTGAGGTTACAAGCCTTCAAGAGAAATATGGTGAATTCGACGCTAAGGAATTACTTCGCCACGCTGTGAAGAATGGAATTAGCAATTTAGATGCAGCTTATACTCATTGGAGGTTCGGTGATGTTAAGGCTACTGCTGACAAACTTCAGCAAGAGCAAGAAATCACTCAAAAAAAGCGTGATGCGTCTGTCATTACACCTGGAGGGTCAACCCAAGCGGGAACCCAGAAAACTCAGTCTGAAGCAGCACCATCTAGCATCCGAGAAGCGTTTGAACGGGCTAAACAACAATTAAGCACTTAACCTTTTAGGAGCAAAAAATGGCTGGGAACAGCAATTTTGATGAGATTCTAACTACGACTCTCAATAATTATGTTCCAAAATTAGTAGACAACATTTTTAGTGCTCGCCCATTGTTCTATGCTTTGACAAATGGTCAAACCATGCGAACAGTTTCGGGTGGCGCAAAGATTGTTGTTCCTATTATTTATGGAACCAACTCAACCGCTGGCTCGTACAGCGGAACCGATACTATTTCCACAACGGCTCAGACAGGCATGTCGGCTGCTGAGTACGACTGGAAACAGTACGCTGCAACTGTAACCATTAACGGTATGGAAGAAGCCAAGAACAGCGGAGAAGCTCAGATTATTGACCTTCTCGAAGGCAAAATCTTCCAGACCCAAGAAACCATCATCGAGAACATGAACACCATGTTCTACGCAGATGGCACTGGTAACAGCGCTAAAGACTGGGAAGGAATCGCAGGACTCGTTGATTCTGCTGGAACTGTTGGAGGCATTGACCCAACAGGTACAGGCAACGGCTTCTGGGCTTCTACCGAAACTGCCTCTGGCGGTGTCGCTTCCCTTACCACAGCAATGATGGCGACCTTGTACAATGATGTTTCTGTTGGTAACGACCAACCGACCATCATTATCACGTCCCAACAGGGCTACGAAAAATATGAAAGCTTGCTCACCAGCAACATCCGTTACACAGACACGGATATGGCTGACGCTGGCTTCCAGAACCTCATGTTCAAAGGTGCGCCAATAACATTTGACGCAGCTATTTCTACAGGAACTGTAGCCGCAGGCTCACAGCCAATGTACATGTTGAACACGAAGTATCTGCAACTTGTACGCCACTCAGACGTTTGGTTTAAGCCAACTCCGTTTGTGCGTCCTACAAACCAGGATGCTGTGTTCTCACAGATCCTTTGCTACGGCAACCTTACCTGCTCGAACCGAGCACGTAACGGCAAGCTATCAGGGCTATAAGCTAATAGCTCACAGGTGGTGGGGTGAGGGTTTCGGCCCTCGCCCCACCCAAAAGTTCTGAGGATTCATGGGCAGAGAATTGCAGCTAGGGTACGGAAGTAGCCGAAGGGTTTATGGAGATCCTGGGGAAGGATACTCTCAGAGTACCCCTAGGGACGAATACTTTGGTGGGCGTGTAGTGCGGGCTATAAATGCAGACATACCGCATGAAGAGCCGCAATCTTCTTCTTGTCTTGCAATTACTAAAGCTGGTGACCCATGCAAAGCTCGTCCTTCTGAAGGACAGAGCTTTTGCTCTTTCCATAAGGAGTAGCGGTGAACTTAGGGGAAATGCGTTCTTATATACAGAGCGTTGTTGAAATTGACAATAGCGATATTTCTGACGACGTAATGAATCGCATGCTAGGCCAAGGCTACGATCAGGTGGTTTACAGCGAAAAACGTTGGCCTTGGTATGAGGTTTCTACAACGTTTAATACTGTTTCTGGAACTTCGGATTATACGTTAGCTACGGTGGGAGCTAGCGTTACTAATGGTCTACGTGAAATTAATGCGTTAAGAACAGACGATCACGTTTTGACTCTTATTGGAAGAGATGCGGGTGACGTTGTTTATCCTTTGGATTCTGCTGGGAATGGCGATAGTTGGTATTGGTCTTATTGGGCCGAAACAGTAAGGTTGTACCCTACTCCTTCGTCTGCTCAAACAATTTATGTTCGAGGGTACAAAAATCCTACAGCGTTTGGTGCGGGCTCATTAGATTCTGTTTCTCCAAGCGATTTCCCTGAGCCTTTTCATCAGGTTATTGCAACCTTTGGAATTGCCCGTGCTTACGAGCAGCAAGAAGATCCTGGTATGGCTCGGGAGTATCAAAGCATATTTTCTAGAGAGCTAGACAATCTGCGAGCTAGGTATCTTGATGCACCCGCACCGCAGCCTTTAGTGCTAAATACTCTTTCGACTTCTCGTTGGCGTTCACAAAGTGTTATGCCTGACCGACTTAGGTTTAGTTGGGAGTAACAGATGTCTAAAGCAGAATCCCAAGGCTCTATTGCACATGGTCAGCGATACAAGCTAACCATGCTAGAGGATTTTAGTGGGGGGTTAAACTTACGTTCGGACCAATTCAATTTAGGTCCTAACGAGAGCCCTAACATGCTTAACGTAGACGTTGACCCTCGTGGCGGCATTAAAATGCGTTTAGGGGTAGATAAACGCAATTCAACTGTTTTGTCTTCTAGGGTGACAGGTTTAGGGCAGTTCACCCCAGACGGGGGAACAGCCCGAGTTATTTGTTCGTATGGGACTACTGTTGCGGAATCTTCTGCAAATGATTTTACAACTTTAAGTGGTGTTTCGGTTACTGACGGTAATCGTTTGTATGGGCAAACAACTAACGATAAGTTTTATGGAGTTTCGGGAGATGCTGCGTCATTTGTTTACGATGGAACGACTGCTTCAAACCTTGCGTCGAATGTCAACGGTTCAGCAGGAAATTACCCTATAGCTAAATACACTTGCCATTGGAACAACCATGCTTGGGTTGCTCACACCAAAGAAGGTGGCACTGCTTACGCTAACCGTGTGCGTTGGTCACGAATAGATGACCCAGAAACATGGTTTGATTACGATTATGTGGATGTCAACGTAGGGGAACGAGGCGACGAATTGTCTGCTCTTGTACCCTTCGCTGATCGCTTATTAATTTTCAAAACGAACAGCGTTCATGCGCTGTACGGTTTTGATTCTTTGACGTTTCAGTTAGTGCCTCTTTCCCAGGATGTGGGTTCTGTGGCAATGTCGTCACCAGTTTCGACTCCTTATGGAGTGTTTTTCTGGTATGACCGTCAAGGCGTATGGATGTATGACGGCGACAAGTTTGTTTGGGTGTTTGAAAAACTCCAACCAGCTATCGATGATGGAAGATTACAGTTCAACAATCCGCCTCAGTTGGCTTGGTTTAAGAACAGGCTTTATGTTTCCGTTGATTGGGATGATTCAGGTGGTGCTGTTACCCATCGCCGTGTTCTAGTTTTTGACCCAACTTTGGGTGCTTGGACTATGACGAATATAGACGCTAATGCGATGATAACGTTTGCGCCTCCTGGCGCTGAACAGGATTTGTTGGCTGCTTGTTATACGAACTCGGGTCGTGTGATCCATTTGGAACAGAATTTGCAAAGCGATTTCTATGGGACGACGACATCGCATATTGATTCTTCTTATACGACAAGTTGGCTTGTTGGGAAGAATCCGATTGTTAAGAAGCGGTGGGGTAAGCCTCGTATTGTGGTGAGTTCTGATGCAACTGTGGCTATGTCTGCAAAGTTGTATACGGATTACGACACTGCGAACTTTAAGAAGTCAATGTCCTTTGGTGTTCAAACGGGGGCTACGTCTGGGGCAACATGGGCTGCTTCGGCAGGCCCAACGGGGGGGACAGGCGTTTATGGTACGAGTACTTGGGCGAGTGAGCCCAATACGGATGTTACGAATATTGAGCGGCTGCCTACTCTTGGGACAGCTAAGGCTATTCAATTAAAGGTAGAAGGCCCTACATCTGTTGATGAGGCTTGGGAAGTGAACGCTATGGCATTTACTTATATTCATAGGAGACTGCGTTAATGGCAACCTTTACCCAGCCAAATACGGCTGTAGCTGGTAGTGCGATCATCGCTAGCGAACATAACTCTAACTGGACTTATTTGAAGAACTGGTTAGAGGGTGTTCCTGGTCAGACCGCTACTTATCCTGGGGTAATTCAGAATACTGGTGGAACAGTTAGCGGCGATTTAGCTGTTACTGGTGGTTTAACTGGTGGGACTCTTACTTCTACGGGAAATGTTTCTCTTGGAGCAACAAACCACCTGTATTTGAGCAGTACCCAACATAGCGTTATTGGTTTGAGCACTGGTACTGATATTAATGCTCAGACTGCTGGGAGTTTCTTAAAGGATTTGAACTATCGAGCGAACTTTGTAAGTTCTGCCGCTCCAGGCGGTGTTGCTGGTCCTGGCAATAACGTCCACTGGCTTTCTATGGGGTCAGACGTAGCTTCTGGCGCAGATGCTGGAAACTATTTGTCTGAGAGTCACCGTTATTCGGTGTACTCTCGTCGTGCTGGCGATGGATGGAGTCCTGGCGGCGGCGCTGCACATCCAGGCCGTCCTTCTTCTGAATATCGTTTAGTTATCAACGGCTCAATGGCGATCCGTGGAGACATTATTGGTTATTCAGCTTTTAACGAAAGCGTGCCTGGAACTTCAACTGATTATTTAGAAGGTGAAGGTACTCGTATTAATTGCCAGTGGTTGAATGTCGCAGCGAATGTTGACGTAAATGGCTACATCAGGGTGATGACTAAATACGATCATGCCCGTTTGTTTATGGGCAATGATTACGGCCAGCCTGGTGAGGATTGGTTGGAATGGAACGACAATATTCATTCAAGTCAACCTGGGTTTGGGTTTCACGTAAATGGTTCTTCTTCTGTAAATGAGAGCGGTCGTGTTCTTTCAATCTCGAAAGATGGGAGCAACTATGTAGATGTTCGTGCTCCTGTCCAAAGCAACATTGGTGGTTCAACTACTGCTGGTTGGCCGACGATCTCAGGAACCACAGCAAATATTGATACAAGCACTCAACGCCTTGGGGTTTCTTCTTCTTCTATTCGTTTCAAGGAAGATGTAGAAGATTTAGGAACAGAAGAGAACTGGGACAAATTGCGTTCATTGAAGCCACGCACGTTCCGCTGGAACCGTGAAGTAGCTGATCGCTCTAGCTTGGATTATGAAACTCAGATCCCAGAGCCAGGGTTTATCGCTGAGGAAGTTCACGAAGTGGCACCTGATATGACATTGTACGATGAGAATGGTGACCCGATTGTGTATCGAGAGAAGTCAATGCTTGCGATGCTAGTTAAAGCAGTGCAAGACATTGACGAGCGTTTGGGGGCTCTTGAATAATGGCAACAGGGACCACGTACACCAATGATGTAGGCAGAGGCCAGAACCTCATTTCCTATGCTGACGGTTTCCGTTATCAAGGACAATGGTCGTCTGGTACCTCCTACTCTGTTGGCGATGTTGTTGAATACAGCAGCGGTTCCTATGTTGCTCGCACAGCGCACTCTGGTCAAACTCCTTCTGCTGGTAGCAGTTATTGGCAAACAATTTCTGCGCCAGGAGCAGCAGGTGGCCCTGGCCCAGCAGGAGCATCAGGACCCCAGGGGCCGTCTGGTCCCACGGGTCCAGCAGGCGCAACTGTTCTTAACGGGATAGGTGATCCGCAAAACGTTACTGGCGTTGACGGTGACTTCTACTTGAATGTATCCAATAACTATTTCTTTGGGCCTAAAGCTAGTGGTGTGTGGCCTGTTGGATTTAGTTTGGTTGGCCCGCAGGGG